GAACCAGCCAGCTTTTGGATATTGAGCGCCATATACCACTTGCAAGCCTGCTGATTCTGCAGAACGTAACAAGTCGATAGCGTTACCCCATAGACGAGTACCGAAATACTCGTAGATTCCGTAGCACGTCACATCAGCACATTGATAGCCGTACATTTTATCATAGTCAACACCAGTCCCAGCATCCGCATGAGCCATGAGGTCGTTAATCATATCTTGTTTCTTAGACATTAGCATCATCTCCTTTCCAAGCATCATTCATCTGTTTGACTGCTGACTCAACGAATGTATCCAAGTCCTTATCAGTCATGCTGATATTGTACTTATTGAGTTCAGCACGGATTTTCGTACGGGCTTGTTCCAGCTTTTCCTCGCCCTTGAAGCCTGTCTCTTGAGCTACTTGCTCCACAGCGTTGACCGCATTTTTGGCTAAGATTTCAGCGATTTTTACAGCTTTCTCTCCGCCTTTTCGCAAAAGGTAATCTTTCACTGCTTTTACGAAACTGCCTGTTGCTACTGCTAAAAAACCTGTAGCAAAAGCAATAATGAATTCATTTAATTGTGTCATATTATTTTCCTTTCTTTTTTATGGCAAAGTAGTCGGCCAATCTTCGTCAGTTATATACGAGACGGCACTCACACGGATGTCACCGATATCTTTATCGGTTGTAATACCTTTTTCAAATGTCATATGCATGAAATTTGAATCTGATTTCCCGCCTAGATACCATATTCCGTAAATTTCGCCTTTGTCATTAAAGATATTCCCGATTAATGAATTTTCAGAACGGAATCCTATTGGTATACCACCCGTTTCAATTACTCTGGCGCCATTCTTTGATTGCCCAACGAAACCTTTACCATTGCGCCGAACAATCCCAAACCAGCCCCATTCCAAACCTCCGAATTGATAAGAAACTAGGTTGTTCACACGCCTAATTTTGATAAACGATGTTCTACTACCTACAGTTAATTTTGATAGTGTGTTAAGCGTCCTCCAGCCTGTGTCACCAATCAGAACCTTCCAGCCTATGTCACCATTTCCGCTCTCTTTAATCCATTTAAGAGCCCCATTCGTCACATTGACATCCACGTAGGTCGTCCCGATTTCGGCAGTGACACGGCCCTCTGGCGAACCTGTACCACGGATTTCGTGACCTACATTCTCGGGCAGTGGAATGGTAACATTGTTCCCTCCGACGATACCGAGGGTATTTCCTGTTAAGACCAGCCTTGGTTCAGGTTTTTGGTTAAGCACCTTAACATCACGACCGACCGCTTGAGCAAATTCCTCTAAATTGCTCATAACAATCACGCTTTCGCTGCGTTATAGGTTGCGACCAGGTCGAGGTTAGCAATGTTGTCAATGCGTGTGCCAAGTTCTGAGATTTTCTGTAGCACTGCGCTTTCAGTGCTTCCACTCATGCTAGCAATTTTTTCAGCAATTTCCTTGAGCGTGTTCAAGTCCTCAGATACACCCTCGCCCAAAATTTCATTCTTGACTGCAGTTTTAGCCTGTTCAATCAGTTGTGTGACTGTCGCATTGTCAATCTTGCCATTGAGTAGTTGCTTCAAATCCTTGATATCGACCCCAACTGCTTGAGCGAATGCCGTTAATTTTGTTGTATCCATGTTATACCTTTCCTAAATTGTAGTAAAAAAGCAAGTCAGGAAATTCCTGACTCACTGTGCCATCTCCACCTACAGTTCTACCTGCAAGTTGCTTCTTAACTTCTTCAGCTATATCCAGCTCCTTGAGAGCATGAACTTCTTCTGCAACCAAATTCTTATCCGATTTTGTGATTCGAATTTGAGTCGAGTCATCGCTGGGAAATACATACCCTGCCACAACTACCTCGATTTGATATAAACCTGCAGGTAAAATCACGCCCAAATTAAAGGCAACTGCCCCATTTGTCACAACTGCCGTCTTGCGTAATTGCTCCTGGCCTCTCGTCAATGTGATAGATGCCTCTTGCCCTTCAAGCTGTGGAATCGGCTCGTGATTTTCGTCAAGCAAAGAGAAGGCAAATGTGGAAGCCACATCGCCCTGCTTAACTAAAAATCCACCGTCCACTTGTTCGAGATTGGTTGAATTAAGAACATAAGCCATTCTTTGCTCCTTTCTCATCTTCAACTAAGATGTCGTCCCTAATCTGCAATGCTTCAAAATTGTTGTACAAGTGGTCAATATAGCCATTGCCTCCAAGAGCTTTATAGCTTTTGTGCATGTTTTCGACTACATAGAACTCATCTTTTGTGGTAAATCCACGTCGGATGGCCCTGCGAATATCACGATCAAGACGCATCCTCATGGTTACAAGGTGAGCCTCATCATGTAATTTTAGTTTCTCTTGCACTTCGTCAATTTTGAGATTGTTCTCATCGGCAGTAATCTGGACATCTTTGATTTGTTTCTTGACATCATTCAATTCTGAAATGATTTGGTCTGTCTGTTCCTTGGTTTTCTTCGGCATTTTATAGCCAAGCCAAGCTACGACAATGGGTGTAGCTACTGGCAAAACGTTCATAAAAAAATGCTCTGTTGATTGTAAGACGTCCATAAAACACCTCTACTGTTCATTTGATTCTTTTGGTGGCTTCGGTGCATTAAACTTCCAAGTTGCTAGAACGCCATTCTGGAAAGGTGCTCCTTCAAGTTGAGTAAGGGTTTCCCCTTGATAAGTAAATGACTGATTCGTTTGAATCAAGATGCGTTTACCTTCTCCGTTGATTTCAGCGTGACTTGGATCTTCAACCGCAAAGATTGCACCAGGCTCATAAACTTTACCGAATTCAGCAAGAGGGAATAACTCAACCATTTCTTTGTACGTCGTACCGTAAGATACTTTCTCACCCATGATGGAGTCTTGTGCCATCACTCGCACTACTTTATTAATGCGATTCGCAAGTGCTTCAAGATCATTCTGTTTAGCTTCTGTTTGAGCTACTTTCTGCTCAGCCTGTTCCAATTTAGCTTGATTTTCTTGCAACTTCGCTTGTGTCTGAACAATAGCGCTCGTTGGGTCAAGTTCTGCCTTCACCACATCAAGAACTGCCTGGATAAGCACTTCCTGACTTTCATGAGTGCGGTCGCCAGACAAGCCAGCTTGCTCGTAGCTGAAGCGTTGGCCATGTTCTTTCTTGATAACTACAATCGTAGTATTTTCTGGTTGACGGTAGATAGGTGTTGCTGCTAGCTCATAATTTGTTGCCATTTGTTACTCTCCTTTAAGGTTATTCTTGATGATCAGTATTTCCGCCATCTCGCTCAGCTAAGATTTCATCTTCAATCTTATATCGCATGGTACGCAATTCTTGTTCATGGGTGCGCATGACCTTACGATTTTTAGCGTATAAATCCGGGTCATGCAGCGTTTCAGATGTTGTTGAAACAGCTTCATTGTCTGTATTCACTACAGTAGTTTTGACCAATTTTTGTTGGTCTCCGTCTTGTACGAAAAATTCAGCTACTAGCTGACGTGTTTTAGTGACTTTTAGCATTGTCATTTCCTCCTTTATAAACTAATTATCCGTTAATAATTAGGGATTTTTTACGATTGTTAAATTTTGAAAGAGACATTGTCAAAGTTGAGCCATGTATTGTCTACGTTATTCTTTACAACTATGTTCCCGTTTGGGAAAATGGCTAAAACTGCCATAGAAAAACTATTGTTAATTGCTGATAGGTATAATACTTGTGTTGGCCTGAAACCAATTGGTAAGGTTGTTATTACTGTTTCTCTAGCTATCCTCCCTCCTCTAGCTGAACCTCTGAGATAGACCACATCATCAAATGACTTAGAACATTGTACTTTATGATAATCAGGATGGTGTTGCCATCCGTTTTGTAGAGTTAGGTTTTGCCAAGGCGTTCCTTGAGTGTATTTTTGGATGTCGTCTTTGGTAGCAATCTCTCTCCATTGCGTCGGAGCCCATCTAGTGTTATTGTTGTACGTTCTGAAAAAAAATCTATTTGAGCTTAACCCTGTGAAAAATTGGACGCCTTTCCAACTATCAAGCCAAAAATTTTGATACAGACCCCAGTCGCCGTTTCTCCCTGTTGGATTGTCATCATATTTACCAGACCTCCACCCGAACTCCGTGCCTTGCTTATTCCAAACATCATTCCATTGAGCACTACCTCTACCTAGACCTCCATTATTATCAGTCAGCTGATATTGCTGTATGGGGTTGTTGTCTGCGTAGATGTTACCCTTGACATCAAGAGCGCCTTGCTCCCTGATTTTGTTGACACCGACACCTGAACGGTCATAAGAGAATACTACGCTCTCAGTAGCCACATTAACCATAAACTCAGTCCGAGTGAATTTGTCCTCAAGGATACCGATGACTACCCATGATTGATT